CTGGATTCCGGCCTGCGCCGGAATGACGGCCCGGAGGTGGACGGATGTTCTGGTTTGGAATGATCTTCGTGGCGGTAGTGCTGGTGGCAATCGCAGCGCTGTTCAAAGCATGGGATTACTACACCGATAGTGAGCACTTCGAATGGCTGTGCGCGCAAAAGAGTATGGCGCTGGTGGTCAAGGAACGCAGGATTACATCACTAAAGAACCAGCTCCGTGAAGCCCAGGATGATCAGGCCGCAGCGGAAGCGCTGGTGCTGGATAAGGATGCGGAGCTAAACGAGCTGGAAAAGAAGCTGCGGGACATGGAAAAAAGCTCCAAGCAGGCAGAATCCTGGCTTACCCACTATAAAAAGTTGTATGACGAAAGCAAGGATGCCAAGACGCCGGAGTGGTACAAAGCCGAGTACCTGAGGCTGATCCAGGCTGCAAAGAATGACCAGCAGATGATAAAGCTGCTGGAACAGAGCAACGCGTGCCTGAAAGCTGATAACGAGAAGGCGTTGCACGATGTGGCCACACTGAGCACCAGGATCCGGGAGCTGCGGGAAGCCTATGAAAAACACCAGGCAGAGAAGAAGGTGGATGAGCCGGTGCTGATCTTTGGGGATCCGGGGCCGTTCAGCCAGATCAGCGGGATCCAGGAAGTGAAGGACAATGATGGTGAGATGGCAGAGCCATGTGAGAGCGAAGCTGTGAGAGCGGGCTGTGAGATGCCTGCGGCAGGTGAGAGGGGAGTATCCCAACGTCAAGATGACGTTGCCACGATGGAGTGTCCGTACTAAAATGACAAATGCAGAGCTGAAGCAACAGGCAATCGAGCTGGTGGGAGAGGAAGAACTCTCCCGCCGGTTCCGGCTCTGGATAACAGGCCTGATCAAAAAAGAGCGCGCCAAGGGGGCAAATCTCTCGAATGACGCGCTTTTTCTTAATGAGGCTGCATCGATACTGGAAGATCTTAATAAGCGCACAAAAAGCAAGTTTAGGATGAACGACACCACCCTGGCCATGATCCGCGAAAGGATGAGAGAAGGCTGGATGCTGGAGGATTTTATCAAGGTGCATGAAGTAAAGTGCGCTAAGTGGCTTGGCAAAGAGAGCTTTGAAGACAATTTGAGACCATCCACACTATACCGGAAGAGCCACTTTGGGGAATATCACGCTGAGTGGTACGCCTGGCAAGGGAAACAAGAGGCGCAAAAACCAGCAGTAAAGCCCGGGACTTCTTTTAACACAGAGGAAAGCAGAGAAAAGCAGAGAAAAGCAGAGGAAGCGAAGAATGGGACGATTGCCAAACTTTTGGCAAAACGGTGGTGGGAGTTCGAGAGCTGGGCGGACTTCATGAAGTGGACGGTGCAGTTCCCGGACGCGCAGAGCCTGGCGAAATATGAGATGCCGGAGCGGATAAGGAAGATGAGAACCGCGCCGGGGATGGTGATGAAGGTGCTAAAGGGGCAAAGCCCGGACTGGGCGGAGAATGAGTATCTTCAACACCGAGAAAAGCAGAGAAAAGATTAACAAAGAGTAAAAGAGGAAAAGAGAGATGGCGGAACTAATATTAACAGAAGAAGAACGGAAATCAACCTGGGCGGATGCGGATGAAGTGGCTTTGGGAAAGGCTACTAAATATGTTGCTTATCAGCTTGGGATGGCAAAGGACACAGAGAGCCCAGCTCCATCAGTAATGATAGCAGCCGCTTCAGTACTGATTAACTTGGCGGTGATGAGTAATGCCAACAAGATGGAGCAAAAGATCACCAATGCCATGAGAAAGGGGGTTGCAATCGGGGACTGGGAATTATCGGTAAGAAAGATCGAATCCCCGAGAAAATATGGTATAACTGTAAATGGCGATTTCCATATGGTTACAAAGAAGAATATCACTTATGATGAAGTGCTTATGCTTGCTTACGGGATATTGCAGGTACCCAATAAGATGATCAGAACTGTAAGCTATTGTCTCCCCCATAATCCCGTACCGTATGAAGGGACATTGACCGCAGGGCAATCCGTAGCGTTGGTAACCGGGCTTAGTTTTGATGTCTGCGACACATCAGGGGCGTAAAGATGCCAAAACCATTTGATCTTGGGGCAATGAACAGCAGCATGGGAGAAGAATGGGTTGAACGGTGGTGCCGGACGTGCTACCGGGGAGAGAATAAGTGCCGGATACTGGCAATGGCGCTGGGGTGCGGTGAGCAGCCGGAGCTGATCTATGACGATGAGACCAGAAATCCGATCTGCACCAGGTATAAAAACAAAGCGAATCACGTGGTGAAACATAGGCCGAATAAGAATCAGATGGATATAGAACTATGAACCCGTGGCATGAGAAGCTGGGCTGTGAAGTGAATGTTTGCCAGGCAAAGCAGTGCGACCAGGTGCGGATGAAGATCTGCGCGCTGCGGAAGAACTACCTGTGGCGGGTGAATATGCTGAAGATCAACATGGAACAAGCAACGGGAAAGACCAGGGAGCGAATGAAGAGGATGCTGGATGGACTCAAGCAAAGCTAACAATGCGAAGCGGCGGAATGACAAGATACGGACAGAGATCGGGAAGTTAGTAGGGCATGGCTTTCAAATGAAGCTGGCAATCAGCATGGTGGCGGAGCGATACTTTTTAAGCGAAGCAACGGTGCGGGACGTAGTATATGACAAGCGGCGGAAGTGATACATGCGAAGTGAGACGGCAGGATGCCGTAGCTACAAGTGAAAGCCGAGCTTGGAAATAAGAGAAAGTGGATTAGGATATAACGTGTGAACCATCTGGAGTGCCTGCCCACTGAGAAGGATGGGGACTATCGCGCAAGCAGGATAAGCGGGCCGATAACCAAAAAGTAAGAGCTGCGAAAGCAGCTCTTACTGTTTAAAGAGGGGGATACCTGAGCGAATGGAGGCGGTGATGTTTGTTGAGGTCATGATATTGAAGTAGCGCAGGACATTATCAGACTCGATCTCGGCGATGGCGACAATATCCTTGTCATAGCGTTTTAGATAGTAGATTCTTCGGGTATCTGGATTAAGCCATGCTTCCTGGGGATGAGAGATGAGGTCGTCCAGGCAATTGACATATTTGATCCTGGAGCGGAGGGCAGCGGAGGAGTAATTATCAAGTTTACTGGCTTTGGAGGGATCGATGATAACGGGCACATTATTAACATCGAGAATAACACGATTTTGCAGGGCATTATAATAAGTATGCAGAAGCTCATCTGGGGAAAGATTATCAGATTTTAGGGGATTGATAGGGTCTGATTTGGGATAGGAGGAAAAAGCAGGGAACCCAGCATTATCCCACGATGTTTGCGGAGCGCCAAGAGCTTGCGCATAGATATTCAGGAGGTTGGTTTTGCCTGGATTGTTTTGAAACTGGGGATTAATGGGCAGGGGGTAGTCTGCCAGGTTGGGCTGCGGAGTATCGGGCAATTCAGATTGCATAAGCTGTTCTACAGAGCAGCGGCAATTCCAGTCGTTGGGAGGCATATAGGTATCCCAGAAGGGATCATCCACGGGGAAGACGAGACCATTTAACGCGACATGTTCATCGCGGACTTTATTGTCTTGCATGGTTACATAGCGGAGGTAAGGGAAGAGGGCTTTATTTTCTTCAATTTGCTGCCACTGCCCGGCAGAATAGGCGGCATTGGCCGCGGTGTCGTAATTAGTGCGGAGGTGGAAGGGATTATCGGGTTCAAAGCCGTGGAGGGAGAAGGTATCGGCCCAATCGCGATAGGAGCCTCCGGAGGCAAAGACGGCTTTGGCTTCTTCAAAGAGGGTGGAGCGGAGCTCTTCAGTTTGGACACTGGCCATGACAAAGGCCTGACGGGAGAAGGCGGCGAGGGCAGCGGTAATTTGGAGATTCCAGGAGAACTGATAGAGGTCGTCCACGGATACAGAATTGCTGCGGTACTTGCGTTTGCGGGCGTTATCGTGGCCCTTGACAAAGGAGAGGAGCACGACGCGGGTAAGGAGGGCACCGTAGGCAACGGCGATATCGGTGAATGGCGGAATAGTGTCCAGGGAATCAGCATTTATTATAGCTTTATGGGTATCTTCCAGGGCGGCAATGAGGGCACGGGCATCTTTTGTAAAGCCATGGGCAGAGGCTTTGGCAAAGATGGAGCGTCGGGAAGTGGAGTAGGCCAACGGCAAGATGCCGTTCAAACGGGCAAGCTTCGAGACGAAGCTTCCACTACTTTCGCTATGCATTACTTTGACTCCGGGTGAGGGAGGTTATAGGTATTATACCAATAGTCTTCGGGGAACTCCAGGCCGATGCTATTATATAGTTTTTCATCGATTTGGATGCGTTCCAGGAGGTTTACATCGGATGCGGGCTTTACCTGGGCGGAGATATCAGAGCCATCGAAATTGATTTTATTAAGCAAGGTAAAGAGATCGCTGATGAAGTTGGAGAGATCGCGGCAGTCGCCAGCCAGGATGTCCTGACGGACAAGATTATGAACCTTGGCCTGGGCGTAGGACCCCCCATCCCCCACGGCATTGGTGGAGAGGGTATTGCCCAGGATGCGGCGGGTGATATGAGTATCGCAGAAGGTGCCGAGGTCTTTGTACAGGTCTGCAGATACGCTCTTGGCGGTAAAATCGGCAAAATCGATGACGACATTATCGGAGACCATGGCAGCCAGATCGGTTCCGAAATTTTGGAGCATGGCCCAAAGCTGATTTTTTTCGGCTTCGGTGGTGCCGGGTTTGTATTTGGCGATGCGTGGGGGCTTGCCATAGGTTTCGGTGAATTGGGCCCAATTATTGAGAGCAAAGCTGAAAAAGACATTGTATTTGATGGCACTGTGAAGAACGGCTTTAGGGTGGAAGAGGGCTATGGATTGGAGGGGAGACAGAGCGATGGGATTATTGCCATCGAAGGGGGTGGGGATGGCATTTACCAGGCGCAGATCGGAATTTGGATAGGACAGAAACTGCACGGGAAAGTAAATGCCGGCATCGAAGCGATAGACGATTTGGCGGAAGAGGCAGCCGGTGAGTTTGAGTTCCAGGAGCAGATCGGCCAGCAGGGGGCCAAAGCGCTTCATTATGGAGGTGAAATAGTCAATTTGGGGTTGGGACAGCTTTTTATAGTCGAAGCTCATAGAAGAGGCTTTTAGGGCTTCGGAGCGGATATCGACGGCATTGGCGGCGTTATCATCTTCATCCAGGAAGGTGCGATAGGCGCGGAGCATGGGGCTAAGCTTTCCGGCCAGGAGCTGGTTTTTGGCGCTGATAATGGCATCTGGGGAAAGGAGGGCGCGGTAAGAGAACTTGGACTGGGGGAGCTCGACCACGCTAACGGAGGGTTTGGAGACGGGTTTTTTAGCAAGAGAGAAGATATTCATAATTATAATCCTTTGAATTTATTTGAGTTAGTTGATCCCAGGGTGCGATACTCCAGGGGCCGACCAAAGTTTTTGAGGCAATCGATGGCACCGGCCAAGGCATCGGGGCCGTCATCGTTTGGATGCGAGGGGAAGCCTAAAAGCTGTTCTTCCAGGATCAAGGTGTCTTTGGTTTTGTTTTTTGGGAAGAGCAGCCAACCCCATTCGAAGATGGGGGTGATGGCTTCGATGCGCTGATCTTTGGGGAGGCGGTTTTCGATGCCGCCCACGGGGAGCAGATAACCCTGGGACTCTGAGAGGGGGGGGATGAACTCCCATAGGACTTTTTGCCAGAGCACGGACTCCATGAAGATGCGGGAGTGGAACATGCGGTCGAGCTCATATAGATAAAGGAGCATGGCATTGATGCTGGCTCTGCGAATCCAGGCATCGAGGAGGTAATAACGCTGGGAGGCAAGGCCCAGGGTGATGATGGCTTTGTAATCCGCGGTGGCTTTGGCAGAAAGGGAGGGATCGCAGTATGAGACAATGGTATCGAACTTGTCCGGAACATGATCATAGTAGCGGAACCACTCGGTGAGAAACTTGATACCTTCCACGATGGGATTCATCATGTAGTGGCGCTGGAAGCCGATGGAGCCGATGGCCAGCTCAATAGTGCGCAGGTCTTCCAGGGTGAAAGCTTCAGGCCAGAGGGGGGTGCCGTCATCCAGGATAGCTTTGCGGAGAATAAAGCGGATTTGGGGATTGGCGGGCTCTTCATCGCAGGCTTTTTTGAAGAGGTTTAGCGCAGAATCGGCATGAGTGAGATTGCCGAGCCAGATAACGATACCACGATCATTTTCCATGGGCAGAGCGCCGAAGGCTTCTTCCCGGACGTAGGCCAGTTTTTCACGGGCAATGCGCAGATTGGTAGCCTGGTGGGACTCAAAATCGTCAATCACAATGTAATCGGGGCGATAGTGGCCAAAGGTTTTACCACGGATAGGCTGACGATAGCCCAGGGCCAGGACACGGCATTGGCCGCGTACGATGTAATCATTATCTGCATATACATTTGGGAGGGAAGAGCCGAAATCCATGAGGAGGCGTTCATTATTGGAGAGTTCCGCAGCTATGGTTCCGGTGCGCTCTTTGGCAAGCTCTTCATTTTCGGCGACGGCTACAAAGAAATGGATATCGCCACGCAGGATGTGCCAGATGGGTTTGATATCGGCCAGGTTTACGGTTTTTCCGTGAGCACGGGGGGCGGCGATTGCGGTGATGGTTTTGGGGGTATTAACGGCAGCCAATATTTCACGGTGGAAGGCACCAAAGGGTTTATTGATATGCTGGGGGAAATAGGTGGAGGCAAAGAACTCGTAATCTTCCAGGGCTTTTGAAGAACGGCGGGCGATGGAGATGGGATCAGTATCTGCGAAGGGAGTGGCGGAGGATTTGATTTTGGAGATCAGATTTTCGATAAGCTGATCATAGTTGCGCGAAGTAACCTTGAGATCCATCACATATCCTTTGGGGTAGGAGAGACGAGGCCGGCAAGATGCCGGCTCCACATGGGAGTAACCTTAGTATGCATCAGACATCCCTAGTGGCAAAGACATTTTTCAGGTGTTCGCCGATGGGGCGGAGATGCTTTTGCCAAACTTTTGACAGATCGGGATCGTGGGCAAGATTGACATAATCCGTGATGCCTTCCAGGATGCGGAAGAGGCTATTAAGGATTTGGCGATTGGGGGCCAGGCGTTCCAGGGATTTGGTAAGCTTGGCGAGTTTATCTACTTCGGCGGGATTGCCGATGGACTCGTTATCCACCATTCTTTTAACGAGTTTATAGAGTTCCTGTTCTACGGAGCAGGCGATTTCGATATTACCGATGCGGAGGTACTGCTGCCATTCGTATTTTGATTTCCAGTTATAGAGGGTTTTGATGGGGACAGAGAGGAGCTGGCTAATCTGCTCCATGGATTTGCCTTCTTTGAAATGGGCGAGGGCGAGGTCTTTTAGAACTTGGGAGAAAGCCACTATTTACTCCTATTTATGTTTTTCTGCAGCCATGACACTAGCAAAGACTCAATGCTATTGCGACTTGCCTGGGTAACAATCATGTAGGGCCGGGCCGGGATTGTTACCTGTTTTTTCAGGGCATAGAGTGCGATGTTTTTATCCCCTTCCTTATGGAAGATTACGCCTTTCGCTATGAAGGTGTTATCCCAATCCCGGGGCTTACGTACCGCAGCTTCTTTGGTGAGAGGAATAGCCAGGTATTGAGCGCTACGCGGGCGAATGATCCCACCCTCGTGAAGTATTCGTGCGTAACGAAGGTTGGTGCCTACTAAAACAGTATTATCACCTGTACGAAATGTAATTGAATTAACCAGCTTAGCACTACGCACCAGAGTAGTGCCTGTGCTTTTGGAACTGGGGCTAACCTGATTAGCGCGAATGCGGGCTTTGATATCTCTGGTGAGGATAATACCTATTCCGGATAGCAGTTCTTTCATATTGAGGTGCCAAACACGCGGGTAGCGGCTTCATATTTAAGATCGTAAAAGGAGCTTGATTCGGGATCGGCGGCGGATAGTTTGATGGATCCGCGAGAGATCTGGTTCAGCAATTTGAGGGAATTTTCGTAATCGGTTTTAACGTGATCGGGGAGGTCTTTTGCCTGGCGGATGGCCCAGAGATTGCGGACAGTGATGTGGGTGCTGATGGTAGAGATAAGGGGCGGTACGGAGGCAAAAGGGAGGGTAACGGCGGCGGCGATATAGCCATCGATGGTATTATCCGCATCGGCGATGAAGTCTTCCAGATCGGTATCTTCCAGATTGCCCAGGATGAGGGTTTTGAAGGTACCAAGTTTGGCTTTGACAGTGTCAACAGTGGTGTACACAATTATCTCCTAACGATGAAGGTCATTTTATAGGCACATTTGCCGGGGAAGATGCCAAACCATTCTGCGGTTTTGAAGAAGCAGCGGCCAAAGTAGGCATCAGGCGGGGTGGAAACGGAAAGATCCAGTTCATAACGGACGGGTTTGGCATGGAGGGCGGCAATGAGGGCATCGATAATATCCAACATGGTGTCCGGGCCGGTGCCGTGGATGTGGGAGGTAACCAGGTAAATGCCTATTTGGTAATTCATGGATAGAGACATTTCGCCGGTATTTTCCGGGCGTTCGACGACTACGAAGGCAGCGGGAGGGAAGACAGTGGTGTCGTTATCAAGATCATCGAACTGTCCTTCGTATGCTTCCACCTGGTTAAAGGCCAGGCTGGGCTTGGCCAGTTCATCAAGGAACCACTGCATCATTTTTTTGGTCATTAATTACTCCTATAAGCAGCAGGATGCTGCAAATACATGAAAACAAGCAGCAGGATGCAGCTTCTACATGAGGGGAGCTTAGCGGAGGAATGGCAAAAATGAGAAAAAGTATCGTAAATTACGATATAAATCATCACCTAAAGGTGAGGTGCGGATATGCTGAGGCCGAGAAAGGGTTGCGCTGATATATGATAAGTGAACCCGCTTGCCGGGCAGGCAGCACAAGCAAGGCGGCCTGCTCTAAGGCAAGGCAGGAGAAGAGATGAAAGTATTTAGCATGAGCAATGCGATCGACAGGCTACCGAGCGAGGTGCACATTGTTCCGATAGGAGAATGGAAGGAACGCGGATTCAGGATCACGGAAGAAGATTGTGATGACATCATTCGCAATTTTGAGAGCTTTGGGATCAAGCTGGTGGTGGACTACAATCACCAGAGCCTGAATCATGTGGGCAACGGAAAACCTGCCCCTGCAGCGGGATGGATCGGAAGGTTGGAGAAACGGGAAAATGGAGTATGGGCTTCCCAGATCGAATGGACGGAAGAAGCCAAACAATTCATTGAAAACAAGCAATTTCGATACATTAGCCCGGTGATATACTTTGATGACCATGATCCCCACACTGACAGCTGGATTGGCTGCACTTTGCATAGCGTGGCGCTAACCAATACCCCCTATTTTAATAACGATTTAGAACCACTAATCAACAACCGAAACGGGAAACCGAAAAATAACGACCCTGCGCCGAAGAGCGCAAAGGAGACAGACATGACACTTGAAGAGCAAGTGGCTGCGCTGAGCAAGGAAAATGCGGCGCAGAAGACGGAGCTGGAGGCTCTAAAAACCCAGATTGCAGAGCGCGATGCCAAGCTGGCAGACAACGAACAGGATAAAATGGTGGATGAAGCCATCAGTGCCAAGAAGCTGCTGCCAAGTCAGAAGGAAGTAGCGCGGATCGTAGCCAAAAGCGGCAAAGAAGCTTTCGATAAGTTTATAGCCGCCAACGTGCTGCCCGACATCACCAATGCGGGCAAGGTTCCGGAAGCCGGCGGAAAGGACGAGGACAGCCGTGCAGAATATGCCAAGCTGCTGAAAGACCCTAAGGCCTTTTCCGATCTGAAAGAAAAAGACCCACAACGTTTTGAGAGCCTGCGCAAGGCTTATTTTGGAGGTTAAAGATGGGATTCGTACCAGAACTATGGAGTGACAAAACCTACGAGCGCATCGTGCGAGAGCTGAAAGAAACGCAACGAGTGGTAAACAGCGTGGTGGACTACACCAATATGACGCTGAATGCCAAAGCGGGGAGCTATAACGGGCCGAAGCTGAGCGGATTGACGCTGCAGAGCTTCCCTGTAACCACCCCGGACAGTGCCTCGGAAGGCGTAATCAACTTCGATTTCGACCAAAAGAAGGGCGTGGTGTTCAATCTGAGCTCCATTACCGCAGCCCAATCCAGCGTGGACATGATGACGGAGCTGACCGCCCAGGCTGCTGATGCAATCCTGGATGGCTATGATGCCTTCATCCTGGCAGCCATGATCACCGGCCTTTCAGCCACCAGCGGGTACAAGAACACCATTGCCGATACCACTGATCACAAGATCAGCCTGGAAGATTTCAAGGCTGCCCGTAAAAAGCTGAACGTGAACAAGGCCCCTCGTAAAGGCCGCTATTGTGCCATTCATCCCGACATGGAAGCTGATCTTTTTGATATCGAGGGATTCATTTCCAGGGATAAGATTGCTGACACTACCGCCATGAAAGATGGTGTGATCGGCAGACTGCTGGGATTTGATGTAATTATGGCGCCGGATATGCCCAAGGTAACCAGTGCCTGGAGCCAAACTGCCGGAACCCTGCCTGTGGCTTTGTTCTACAGCATGGCTGCATTTGGCTTTGCCCGCAATCAGGAATTTGAAAGCCTGGAAGCGGTAGATCCTAAGCTCCCCGGACACGTAGTGAGCCTGTACAGCGTGTATGGTGGCGAAGTGCAGGATGACAGCTTCATCATCGGCTACCGCAGAGACGAGTAAAGGAGGCAGAAAATGAAGAAACATTGTAATGGCTTTACCCGCATCATCCTGATGATGGTGCTGGCGTTCCTGGTGATTCTCCCCTGCTTTGGTGAGAAACTGGCCAAAGATGTGAATGGCGTCCCGATACAGTTTGCACGCACCTTCAGCGCGGTGAGAGACAGCATTCCCGCCCAAGGAGCTGCGGTGTATGACAGCTTGGCTGTGCCCAATAATGCTATTGAATGCACGGTGATATTCACTACTCAACCCGGAATGGTGTATTTTGGGCCGGCTAAAACGCTGGCTGCTACGGCTGCAGATTGGCTGATTATCCCCAAGGAAAAAGAAGTTACCTTCCCGGTGATGGAGGGATTCACGTATATAAAATACAAAAGCTTAACAGGCGCAAACGCAATTAACATAATCTGGAAGCGAATGTGAAAAATACGAGACTACTCAGCTTCGGGACGAAGCTGCTACTGATCCTGATGCTCCTGGTGATGGCGCCGGCAATGCTGCCGGCTGCCACCACTTTTAACGGGTGGCAAGCGCCCGTTACGCAGCTGCTCAGCGTGGTGCTGACCATTTTTGGAGTGCCGCTGCTGATCAAGCTGGGGAGAAAGCTGGGGATCACCATCGATGAACAACTGGCAACGGACGCGATCAATGCGCTGATCAACATCCTGGTTAATATCGACCTGGGTAACAAGGGCGCGGATCCCGCGATTAAGAAACAACTGGCGATGCAGACCGCTGCAGCGACGCTGACCAATGCCCAAAGGGACGTTTTAATAAAGAAATACGGATCCCTGGAGGCCGCGGTGCAGGTGGCATTTGAGCGGAGTTCGCTGAACATAAGGAAGTAAAATAATGAAGAAGTTCTTCAATAAAATCTATTATCGCGCGGCCAGCACGATAGTGTCCACACTCACCAAGGGCGGGATTTATCCCGATTACACGATTGCCAACTGGACACCCCTGGTGGGCGGCATCGCAGAAGCAAAAATCGGGGTGGAAAGCGATGGCGACGAACCTCAAGACGGCGGCGCCACCACCTACACGAGCGGGCAGAAGACCCCGCTGGAGATAACCGTAAACAACTTCAGCGCAGAGAACTATGCCACCATCCGCGCCGCTTTCATGAACATAAAAGTGGACGTGCTGCTGGTGGATTCAGACCAGCCCGCCTTGGGGTATGCGATCTTTGGCATTAGGCTGGCCCCGGCGCTGGACATCACAGGCAATGCGGAGCCCAAGCTGACGCTGAAAGGCGAGCGCAAGTACGGCGCCGGAGTGGCAACCCTGCCCTTCCAACTGATCACAATTAACTGATGAATAAAAGCATAACGGGGGCTCTAACCCGGGGCCCCCAAAATGCCAGGAGTAACTGATGAAACTACATTATGACATATATATGCGCCCGGCCGAAGGCTTGCTGGACATGGACGAACAAGAGACGATCAACATTCTTTCGGGCTGGGACCGCCTGGAGCTTTTGCAAGCAGGGGCAAAATTCACCACCACCCCGGAAGGGCAAGAGATGGGGAATGGCACGAACCTCTTCGAAACGGTGAAGATCAACCTGGAAGCAGCTACCCTGCGCGTGGATGCGGCTGAATATGCGTATCTGCGGAGCGTATATCACAACAAGATGGCTGATGTGCTGCTGTATGACACCGGTAACCCGAATATGGTGCCCCAGGTGAGCTATATGCGGATGAAGATCGAAAAGGTGGCGGAAAGCGGCGGTGCCCTACTGATCGCGGTGAAAGGGGAATGCAAGGTATCAGTGGCCGGAGAGGCGATTCGCCTGGCATTGCTGGACGTGAACTGGGCCGAGGTGGAGCTGGGGATTGTGGAAGGCCATGTGTATGACAAGACCGGTGTGCCCATAGAGGGTGCCACGGTGAACCTTTTGAACGAGGACGGCACGACCTTCGCGGATCTGACGGACAAGGACGGCTATTACCTGATCGCAGCCGGAGCCGGGGATTATACCATTGAAGCGATGAAAATCGGGGCGGTGTTTCCCTTTCCGGCAATGGTGAAGCTGGAGGGGGAAGTGTCGCTGATTGTGGACATTACGGAAACGGAGTGAGGATGAGCACGGCTTCCTGGATAATCGGGCTATTGGGCCTGGCGAATGCCTGGCTGCTGCTGATGGTAACGCAGCTGCTTAGCTGGAAAAAGGATACGGAGCGCAGGATTAACGTGCTGGAAAGCTGCAAGATGACGGATGAGCGGTTCAGGATGATAATCCGGGAAGAGCTGCAGGGATTTGAACTGCGGCTGATAAAGGAAGGGAGATTGGACGCATGACTAAAGAGCAAGTG